AGCCTCAGAGAACGTTGGTTACTGGTCTGCAATAGATTGGTGGCTTGATAGCATGAATGAATCGCCACCAAAATATACGTACATCATTGAATCAGACGTAATTCATTATGATTTCAACAAATTAAGGAATTGTGTTGACTACCTTGACACACATAACGACGTTGGATCAGTGAGACTTCTGGAATTTTCTGTTAAGAATAAGCAATTTTATAACAAAGATGCACGCGTTGAAGGTAGCAGAGTTTCTGCGTGGCAATCATCAACAAATAAAGCAACTGGCGAACGAATCGTGATTAATCACGATGAAGGTGATCTGTATAAAACAACGTTTTTAACACAGTTATGTGCATTGAATCGGTATGAAACGATGCTTGAAACATTCAAACGTTTACGTGGCTTTCAGAAATTTTCTGAACTTGATTTTCAGAAGTTGTACTGGGAAAAGTACAAATCAACGGGTTTGCTTGATGGCGGAATATTTCACGCTGAACTTACGGCGGCAAAAAATAACTTACCTACTGGTTCGTGGACTCCGATCGATGAATTGAAGAGAATGGGTTACCTTCCATCGCGCTTTGCATCGATAACGCCACAAAACGAGTACACAGTACAGAGGATGATTTAGTGTTGTAACATGTCACGAATCATTGTCTTGGGTGGAACTGGTTCATTGGGTCGTAAGCTTATCGAACGTTTTTTGCCGAACAACGACGTTGCAGTGTATTCTCGTGATGAAGCAAAGCATTGGTCAATATCAAACGATATGAAGGTTGGAAACCTTGCACATCGAATGTCATCGTTACAATTCTACGTTGGTGATGTACGTGATAAACAAAGAATTCGAGACGTTATTCGACAATTCAAACCAGAGATTGTGATAATTGCCGCTGCGCTAAAGCAGGTAGACACATGTGAGTTGAGCCCATACGAAAGCGTTCAAACGAACCTTCTTGGTACACAAAACATCATTGACGTGGTTAACGAACACGTCGAAAACAACTATGATAGACGATCGTTGATAGAAAAAGTTCTATTCGTTAGCACGGATAAAGCGTGTCAACCTGTCAACGTATATGGCATGTGCAAGGCAATTTCCGAACGCCTGGTGACCAGCCAAGCGATGACAGGACACACGACCGTGAAGTACCTTGCCACTCGATACGGGAACGTTCTGGAGTCACGTGGGAGCATCATTCCATTGTTCAAGTACCAGTGTATGCACGGTACGCAGCTTACGGTTACAGATCTTGATATGACGCGATTCTTGATGACGCTTGACGACAGCGTTGATCTCATAGAGAGAACGTTACACGAGGGTAAATCAGGAGAAACTTGGATTCCTCGTTTACCTGCTATGCGCATTGGTTGTTTAGCGAATATTTTTTCAAAATTGTATAATATACCCATCAAAATCATCGGCGCGCGACCTGGCGAAAAACGTGATGAGGATCTAATTTCGTTGTCAGAATCAACGAGAACGCGTTTAACGGAAGATCAACACAATTACGTTATAGCACCTGCATTCATGATGGGAAAAAACGATTCATTTGTGTATTCTAGTAATCAAAGCGTTATGAATGAGGATGAACTATTCAAGCACCTGAACGAATTAGGAATCATAGAAGCGCCTCTTGAAACGTTCAAAGGAATTGTAATCGAAGAAATAGCAACCAATCGTAAAGAATAACATGAAAACATTTCCGCTGTTTAAGGTTCACGTTCCAATAAAAGAAGCGCTTTGTAACATTGAGAACGTTTTTGATTCAGGATATATCAATGAAGGTGTTGAAGTTTCGCGTTTAACCGTTGAATTGCAAAGACACCTTCTTGCTAAACAGTTGATTCTAACGAATAGTTGCACATCAGCGCTAACGTTGGCGATGAAACTCGTAGGAGTTGGACCAAACACAGACGTTGTCACAACGCCAATGACGTGCATTGCAACGAACGTTCCTATCGTGTCTAGCGGCGCAAGAATTGTGTGGGCAGACGTCGATCGTGAACACGGAATGATCGATCCCGATAGCGTACGTAGGTGTATCACAGATCGAACAAAGGCAATCATCGCCGTTGCTTGGGCAGGTACTGCCCCAGATCTCAACGCTTTACTAAACATTTGTTACGATCATAAAATCAAATTGATCCTTGATGCAGCTCATGCATTTGGTGCAGAATATGAAAACATGCCCATTCACATGTCAGCGCATTACACAACGTATTCTTTTCAGGCGATTAAACACTTCACAACCGGTGATGGTGGTGCATTGGTTTGCAACAATAAGGATGATTATGAACGATCAAAATCATTGAAGTGGTTTGGTCTTGACAGGGAACAAGCGAAGGATTCTCGTGGTGATTGGAAGGGTCAACAGTGGGACGTTGATATTGAAGAAGCTGGTTTCAAGTTCAACATGAACAACGTTTCCGCCGCGATTGGATTATCACAGTTACCATACATTGGTGAAATACTAAAGAAACACAGAGAGAACGCAACAATTTACAACGAAGAACTGCAACATTGTAAGAACGTTGTTCCAAACTGGATACAAACCTTGGGAGGATCAAGTCACTGGGTTTATGCAGTTCACGTTGAGAACGAATTGAACAGGAATGTACTGCTTAAAGCGCTCAATGATGAAGGAATCATGGCTGGGTTGGTTCACGTGCCCAACGATGAATACACTTGTTTCAAGAACTTTGCAAAGGATTTGCCTGGCGTCAGAGAGTTCAGCCAAAAGCAATTTGCGTTACCATGTGGTTGGTGGCTGAACAGTGATGATATTCGTTATATTGCGCACCGCGTAAGCGAATTAGCGAGGACGTTATGAAGATTTGGATCGGCACCATGGAAAGCGGCGAGAACGACTTTGTTGCTTGCTGTGCTGCAATCAGAAATTCTTGCCTTAAAGCGCTTAATAATTCTACGATCGAAGGATATGAACACAGCATCGTATCAGGGTTGCCTGAACACGAAGCACATGCAAAGTTGTATGAACTTTGGAACGAAGCAAAAACATCGTTTGATCTTTTCTTGAAGGTTGATGCAGACACCGTTCTAATGCATAACAACGTTGTTACAGACGTTGTTATGCTGTTTAAATCAAATGCGCGGCTGACTGGAATTCAGGCGTGGTTGTACGATCACATGACTGATGGAAACATCTACGGATTGAGCTGCATGCGTAACACGGTGTCGTTGTCACGGATCAATGATAAATTACATCCAGATCGTGTTGATTTGCCGTCAACGCATGACGTCGTGTTAAGAGGCGACGCGTTGCCACGATCGTTGATTCCAGCTGGCAAGCATTGTTGTGATGCTAACGCTGAACAAGCGTTTAGGTTTGGCATTCATCGTGCATTAAAGGGACAATTTCACATCATCGATCGTGTTCGAATTGCTTGGAAATCATCAAATGATGTACAACGTGGGTTTGCATTGTTGGGAGCTAAACAAGCTCGTGAATTGAGCAACGGTCTCAAGATCAATTACGGTGATGAGGAGTTCAAACAATTGTTCGAATCAACGAAATTGAAGTACGATGAATTGATTGGAACGTTGTGACATGACAATAATTCTTGGAAAGAATTCGACCATTCACTCAAACGTTAGCGTTGATTCAAACGTAAACGTTATCATGGGTGATTGTTCATCAATTGGACAAGATGTTGTCATTTCAGGTGAAGGAACGTTGAGAATTGGTGATTATGTTAAGGTTCATAGGTTATGTTGGTTGAATGTTTTTAGCGACATTGATGTTGGTCACAATTCTTGGATTGGTGAAAAATCCATCATTGATGGAACGGCACGTTTGAAAATTGAAAACAACGTTCTTATAGGTGCTGCAAGTCAGGTTTGGACACACGTTGCTGGTGGGGATGCATTTTCAGGGTGTCGCATACGTTGTAGCAAATCAATCACGATAGAAAACAACGCATGGCTCTGCGCCGGTGTGTTGCTACAAGCGAGCAACGTTTCATCTCGAGTCGTTGTGTTTGCAGGCTCGAACGTCACAAGTGACATCTGTGCTGCCAATACGATTTGGTCAGGTAATCCAGCAATCGACATTACGAACGTTTCTGGGGGGAAACCGTGGGTCGACGTTACGGTTGAACAGAAGTTACAAAAATTTGATCTTCTTTTGAAGATGTACGAGAGAGAAGTTTGTAAAAACTATCACCGTAAATTCGTTGCTGTTAGTGATTTATGTGACAAAATTGATCAACAGGATGATGTGACGTATTTTAGTATGCATGATTGCACGTATGTCAAAACGCAATCAGATGATGAACAATCGTTCATGAAGTGGTTGCTTAGACAAAATAAAGCAAAGTTCACACCGGTGATTCTATGATGAATGAACAAAAATTAGGTGCTGTGTTTGAACGCGTGTTCGTAAGTGATGGATTGTATAACGTGCGAGAATTTACATACGGTGACATGCCTGACGGAACAAAGGATTGGGATAGTTTGCAACACATGATTCTGTGTTCTCTGATAGAAGATGAATTTTATGTGATGTTCAGAATCGATCAAATCGCAAAGATTAGATCATACGATGATGCAAAAGCGGTGTTGTCTGGGTTGGGAGTTGATTTCAATGTTTGAAACTTATCGAATAAATCACGTTGGAATGGCGGTTCCAAACATTGAACGTTATCTAAAGACATGTGAGTCGTTGTATCGTGGATTCAATCGTTCTAAGTTGATCATCAATGATGCTCAAGGCGTTCTTGAATTGTTCATGAATGATGGCTACACGACGTTGGAACTATTGGAACCATTGAATGATTCATCGCCAATAAAACAATTCCTTCATCATCATATCATGGGTGGGTTAGTTCACGTTTGTTATGAATGTAACGATGTTTCAAAAGCGATAGAGCAACTCACTGTTTCAGGCGCTAAGTTGGTCAATGGACCGACACCTGATGTTGCATTCGATGGAAAACCAGTTGCGTTCATGTTCTTTGGGGGTCAATTGATAGAATTGGTGAATTGGTAATGAAGGAATTCCGTAAGCTCATTGTTCTCGACCTCGACAATACGTTGTGGAACGGTGTCGCCGGTGATGATGGATTAAACGTAAAACCGTTCATTGAATTTCAAACAGAATTGAAATTGCTCAAGGATCATGGTATATTGCTTGCTATTGCTAGTAAAAACGATGAAATCATTGCGTTAGACGTTATGAAGAATGCGAAAGGAATGGTTCTCAGCGAAAACGATTTCGTAGATTGGCGAATCAATTGGGATGATAAGGCAAAGAACGTTTATGACATCACGAATGCATTGAACATTGGTTTGCAATCCGTTGTGTTCATTGATGATAATGAATTTGAGCGTGCAAGGGTCAAAGATGCGTTGCCTGAAGTTTTAGTTCCAGATTGGCCAAGCGTTCATGAGTACTATGTTGCAGCGCTACATGAGTTAGATTGCTTTGATACATCACCCACGACAGAAGAAGATACGTTACGTACGCAGATGTATATAAAGGAACGCGAGCGTGCTAAACTTAGGTCAAACAGCGAATCGATTGATGATTGGTTGAACACGATCGGAACGAAGATAGAGTTTGAAACATTGAACGATGATAATTTACTCCGCGTCGTTCAATTGTTGAATAAATCGAATCAAATGAACTTGACAACGAGGCGAACGACAAGTGAAGAGTTCGTTTTATGGAACACAGCACCTGAAAACGTAACGCACGTCGTAAAGGTTTCAGACAGATTCGGTGATGCGGGATTGACGGGTATCATTGGAATGCACATTGAACTTGATTGCATTAAGATCGTTGATTTCGTTCTTAGCTGTCGTGTGATGTGCAGGTTGGTTGAGGAAGCAATGGTTTCTCACGTAATTGAGTTCGCAAGGAGCGTTGGTGGTATGACGAAAGTCGTTGCGGAGTACGTGCCGACCAACAGAAACAAGCCGTGTTTAGAATTCTGGCAACAACGTTCTAGATTTAAACAATTTGATAACGTTTTTGTGTATGATTTACATGAGGTTAAACGGTGATAATTGATCTAGTTGACAGCTTTTCTTATGCAACAACAAATTGTTTTGCTTATCAAATAACAACGTATATGAATGACGTTCCAAATTTGAAAACGATCGAATTATCGAACATTGAAAATGTTAAAAATGACAATATCGAAGGAATTGTTTGTAGATGTAAACAACGCTCAATAGTCAAATACATTGAAAAAATATCTGCGTTGGCTGATTCAACACCGGTCATAATTTACGATCAAGATCCGTGGGAAGCGTTCATAGATGAATCACCATACAATGGTGCATATAATGATATTTTTAATGCTTTGAACGTAAAAACGTTCGCCGTTCCATCAAAATGGTGGAGTGATTATATTTTGCAGCGTGGTTTACCATCAACGTTCGTCAGAATGTGGATATTACCGGCGAATTGCAGCGAACGTCCAAATTTCATCGATAGAAAAACTAACGTTGGATTTATTGGTTCGGTGCATAAGCATAGAGCAAAACTATTCGATCAATTGCTTAAACTAGGCATTGATGTTTACGTTGTTGGAACGAATTCGTACTCGTATCCAGAATATGTGAAATTATTATCAAACGTAAAGATTTACATAAGAACAGAAGATTCACAAAAAAATGTCAATGGTAACGTTGTGAACTTACAACATGGATTGTGGGGCAGGGACATTGAAGTCGCTTCACGAGGATGCTTTTCAATAAGGGATCGTGGATTGTACAGTGAAACGTACATCGATGGAATTGAAACGATTTTTCTCTACGATGATGTCAAAGACATACCCATGATGATCAAACAAATCAATGATATGGACGTCGTTGAACGACAAATGATGATCGATCGTTCTGTTGAACGTATTAGATCGCTAGATTACTGGCGTGAAACTGTAAAGATTCTCACTGATTTCACCTGATGGTTTCATTAGTTGTACATTGAAGCCATGAAAGTTGTTGTCTTAGGTAGCACGGGAATGCTTGGTCATGAGCTAGTTTCACATCTCATTGGCAACACGAAGTTTGAGGTGTGGCCATACACAAGATCGTGCTTGGACGCTCGAGACGGTGATATTCGAATGATCAAAGAAGACACAGATTTTGTGATAAATTGCGCCGGTATTATACGACAAATAGAAGACACTGACGTTCATAATCTATTGAGAGTAAACGGCGTGTTTCCATGGAGGTTGCAGGATCGTTGTGAACAGGTTGGTGCTAAGTTGATACACGCTAGCACTGATTGCGTGTTCTCAGGAAAACGAGGAAGTTATACTGAACTTGATAAACCTGATGCAATTGATTTTTATGGGTTATCAAAGTCGCTTGGCGAACCACGAGACGCGATGATCATACGAACGAGCATCATTGGAAGGGAAATCAAGACATCTAGATCGCTCCTGGAGTGGGCAATATCACACACCAATGAAACCATTGACGGATACATTGATCACTTCTGGAACGGTATAACGTCACGAGCATACGCAAAAGCATGCGTAAAGATCATGATTGATGGATTATGGTCGCCGGGTATTCACCACGTGTTTTCAACTAGCGTGACCAAACACGATTTGCTTTGTAAGATAAGCAATGTGTATGGATTGAATCTCAAGGTGAAACCAGTTAAAAAGCACGATGTGCCCGTTGATATGACATTGGCGACGATGAAATCATTGTGCGCTTTTCTTGCGATTCCAGACATTGATACGATGCTACACGAACTGTCGAACGAAGAGGTGTAACTTGGAAAGACAAGAATTATATTCATTGTTTTCGCGGTGTCAAACACGAACTGATCTCATCAAGGCGTTGGTTGAGACGTTTGATTACAAAAGCTACCTTGAGATCGGGTGCAGAAAGAACGAAACGTTCGATGCAGTGAAGTGTAAAGCGAAGGTTGGCGTTGATCCTGTTGAGGGTGGAACACATAAAATGTTGTCTGATGAGTTCTTTAAACAGAACAAATCAACGTTTGATATCGTATTCATCGATGGAGATCACCATCACGATCAGGTGCTAAGGGATGCTTTGAATTCATTGATGTGTCTGAATTCGAATGGAACGATCGTGATGCATGATTGTTCACCTCCTGATGAAACGTACGAAGGAAAGAGAAACTGGAAATGCGGTACAGCTTGGCGTGCATTTGCTACGTTGCGTGAACAGGTTGACCTTGATGCGATCGTCGCTGATTGGGATTATGGATCTGGTCTCATACGTCGAAGCGACAACAATTCGATCGTTTATCTTCAAGGAAAGACGATGGAAGATCTAACGTTCGATGACTTCGAACGACACAGGTACGATTGGATGAAGCTGTCGAATCAGGAACAAGTTGCAGATTGGGTATGGGAACACAAAATGAGAAGTATCATCAAATGAGTGATATGAACGTTTTTTTGAAGATTGCTCCCACCCCATCATTTTGGAGCGCGCTCGCGGGAAATTTTGTTAATTTCAAGACAGGTGATAAAATCATTATTCGGGATCAGTTTAAAAGGCTACTGGCGTTCCCAGAAGATCAAGCTCAATGGAACGAAACGTTGGTTGAAACGATCATCACATGTGAAAAAGATCTATTGGCGAACGGATTTGAACATTCTATGATCTATGTGAACAATGACGTTAGCAGAATTTTAGAATCTAGCGTTTTATACGTTCGCGCTGGAAAATATGAATCGTATGATGGAACGTTGTGTAGACGAATGAACGTTTACCGCGATCGTTCAATCGGCGATGAAGTTCTATTGATCGCTGAAAACAACAAATGTAAAATTGCAACGAGAAGGATCATCGTTCTTGATATTGGTAAGAAAAACAAGGAGCACGTATGAAGCAATCGATCGCCGTAATAGGTCAGGGATTCGTGGGTGGATCGTTGACAACCGTGTTCGCTGAACGAGGATTCGACGTTCACGTGTTTGATAAAGCAGGAAAGGTTGCACCGAACGCGACGCCTTTTCGTTATTTTCCGGAGATCAATGAAGGATCGAACGGCAAGGTTCGTAACATCACGAACCTTGTGTATGCATGTGAATCCTTGGGTCGTGGGTTCAAGAACGTTTACTTCGTTTGTTTACCAACACCGATGTGTGAAGACGGTTCGTGTGATCTTACGATCGTTGAAGGTGCACTTCGTGAGCTCGCCTCGGCTCCAGGAATTAGCGGAAGAATCGCAGTTGTTAAGTCAACTGTCCCGCCTGGAAGCACTGAACGTTGGAATGAGGAATTCAAATCGCTCAATTTACGTGTCATCTTCAATCCTGAGTTCCTTCGCGAAGCCAGCGCGCTCGATGATATGCGGAACCAGAACCGCGTTGTTCTTGGCGGACCACGCCCGTACATCAATAGAGTGAAGCAGATTTTTGAATCGGCATTTCCGAACGTGCCGATCATCAAGACATCGTCGACAACCGCTGAAATGGTGAAGTACGTGTCCAACGTTCACCTCGCCGTCAAGGTTTCATTGGCAAATGAGTTTTACCAAATCTGTGAAGCCCTCGATTCACGAGGGGCGAATATTGATTATGATAAGGTGATCGAATATGCGACACTCGATGAACGACTTGGAAAATCGCACTGGAAGGTGCCAGGTCCTATGCCTTCTGATGACACTGGAGAACCAGCATATGGTTATGGCGGAAGTTGTTTTGTGAAGGACATTAATTCTTTGATTTTCTTGGCGAGGGAATTAGGAATTGATCCAAAGGTGATGCTTGGTTCGTGGAATAAGAATATTGAAGTTCGTCCACAAAAAGATTGGCTTAGGCTCGTGGGTAGGGCCGTTAGTAAGAAATGATAGAAAATGGTCGACCGACGGTGTACAAATCTAAGCAAGCGTAGTACTCTATAACGACGGTAATGCGCCGTCACCGGCGATGGGTGCAGAGAGCACTGGTCGGTCTCACATAACACGGAGAGTGTAAACATGCACATGCACAAGTACGGCGTACTGATCGGACGATTTCAGCCATTTCATAATGCTCACCTGGAGACGGTACGGTTTGCGTTAGAGCACGTTGAGCGGCTCATCATCGTTCTTGGATCTCATAATCGAGCTCGTGACATTCGTAACCCATGGTCTACTGATGAACGCGTAACGATGATTGATTCGTGTCTTTCTCACGATGATAACGAACGTATTGAATTCGTGAAAGCCAGTGACTATGACTATAATGATCTTTTGTGGGTAGCAACGGTCCAGGAAGCCATTCACGAGGTAACGAACGGGTCAACTGACGTCAAGTTGATCGGTCATCGTAAGGATGCAACCAGCTTCTACCTGAATTTGTTTCCACAATGGGGTGATCACATTGAAACTGGCATCAGCATGAACGTCGACGCGTCGAAGGTTCGAGAGATGATGTTCGGTCTCGATACAATAGGAATAAAAGACATGGTACCATCTAACGTGTATGGTATGCTCATCACGTACATGTCTACTCCGGAGTTCAAACGCCTTCACGATGAATATCACGACATTCTTGCTGATAAGGTTGCATGGTCAGGTGCACCGTACCAACCGACATTCGTGACAACCGACGCCATCGTCATCTGCTCCGGTCACGTGTTGGTAGTCAGACGACGAGGTCGCTACGGAAAAGGATTGATTGCATTGCCAGGTGGTTATATCAAGCCGTCAGAATCGATACAAAATGGTTGCATCCGCGAACTCAAGGAGGAGACGGGAATCAAGATCGATTCTCAAACGTTACGTACTCACTGCGTTGATTCGCACGTATTTGATAATCCAACACGTGACCTTCGTGGACGAGTGATTACACACGCCTTTTGTTTCAGGTTACTAGATGGTGAATTACCGCGTGTCAAAGGAATGGATGACGCTGATCGTGCGTGGTGGATGCCTCTTCGAACGGTGTGGGCAAGCGAGGAGAAATTCTTCTGTGATCACTTTCACATAATCAATTCTTTTTGTAACAGGATGTCTTAAACATGAAGTTCATAGCGAGCATCGCTAAACAACTCGAAGCGGCAGGTTTTGATTATGCAGTTGCAGTTGCAACACAGGCAGAGATCGATGCCGGTGCCGCATGTGGCCAACTTAGCCTAGTGATTGAGAATAACAAGAAGTAACGTAACACCACGAACGACCGGAGAGGTTCAATGTGGTTCAATAGAACACGGAGAGTGAACATGGAAAATGAAAAGAAGAGAACATACGCACCGATCGCTGATCTCATCTATAACCCAATATTGGACGTAGATTCGTATAAGCTTTCTCACTGGACGCAGTATCCACCAAACACCACGAGAATGATGAGTTACTTCGAGGCTCGAGGCGGTGAGTTAACGGAGTGCACGTTAGCAGGATTGCAATACGTAATGCATGCGTACCTATCGAGGCTAGTGACGCATGCTCACGTTGATGAAGCAATGGAATTCGCTCAATTGCACGGTGAACCGTTCAATGAAGCCGGCTGGCGTTACATCGTTGACAAATTCGATGGTCGTCTACCCGTTCGAATTAGAGCGATTCCTGAGGGACTCATCGTTCCCGTTGGCAACGTAATATTGACGATTGAATGTGATGTACCGGAGTGTTTTTGGTTGGTTTCGTGGCTCGAAACAATGCTTGTCAGACTGTGGTATCCATCCACGATTGCAATGACAAGCAGAGAATCGAAGAAGGTCATAAAGAAATACCTTGACCTAACTTCTGATTCTCCAGATCAGGAGCTACCATTCAAACTTCACGACTTCGGTGCGAGGGGCGTTGCAACGTTGGAACAGAGCCGCGTCGGTGGAATGGCTCACTTGTTCAACTTCATGGGAAGCGACACGATCGAGGGTGTTAGGTTAGCGAATCGTTATTACGATTGCAAGATGGCTGGGTTCAGCATTCCTGCATCTGAACACTCCACGATGACGATGTGGGGACGTGAGCACGAGATCGATGCTTATGAGAACTTCGTTCGACGTTACCTCGTTGATCGCATCGTTCCTGATGGAACGCCCAAGATAGCTGCATGTGTCAGCGATAGCTTCAACATCTACGATGCCGTGAAGGCATGGTGCTCGCCACGTTTACGTGACCTCGTCAAGAATAGCGGTGGGTGTTTGGTCATTCGACCAGATTCCGGTGATCCTCTTGAGGTTCTTCCTAGAATTTTTGATACGTTCAGCGATGAATTGCCAGCCGGCGAAATCACCTTCAATCACAAGGGTTACAAGGTGCTTCCGCCTTATTTACGCATCATTCAAGGCGATGGAATAAATCGAAAGTCTATGACGAAGATACTCGATCTAATCACTTTTGGTGGTTGGAGTGCATCGAACATAGCTTTTGGATCTGGCGGTGGTTTGCTTCAACAGGTCAACCGCGATACGCAGAAGTGGGCATTCAAGTGCTGTGCAGCGATGGTCGATGGAAAGTGGGTCGACGTTCGCAAGGATCCAGCGACAGATCCAGGAAAGCGCAGCAAACCTGGTCGACTTGATCTCATCAAGACAGAAAAGGGTTATGAGACGGTCGCTCTAGACAATGGCACCGCTGCCCACTCGTTGACCGTGATGAATACCGTGATGGAGAGTGGTAGGATTCTTCATCACACAACGTTGAGTGAGTGTCGAGCTCGTATGGGCATTTAGGAAGGTACGTATATGATCGAGTACATCAATGGCGACGCTACATTACCTCAAATCGATGGTAAAAAAATCATTGCTCACGTGTGTAATGACGTAGGTGGATGGGACCGTGGATTTGTTGTTTCATTGTCAAAACGTTGGTCACAACCCGAGAAAAATTACCGTGAATGGGCAGCAAAACGTGTCGGCGGCGTGAAGCTTGGACGCGTGCAATTTGTTGATGTTGGTGATGATGTGTTCGTTGCAAACATGGTTGCTCAACACGGTGTGAAAAACGAGAATGGAATTCCACCCATAAGGTACGATGCTCTTAAAACGTGTCTCATGGAAGTTAAGAATTTTACCGTGTTCAACCTAAACAATGAAGCGACTGTACATATGCCACGTATAGGTTGTGGATTAGCGGGAGGTAAGTGGAACGAGATCGAACCCATCATCAATGAAATGCTGTGGTGTACCAGCGTGTACGTGTACGATTACGTTTCTAGCGATAGTGTAGCATCAATACCCTGGAATCCATGAGGTCATAACAACACATGAATCGTTTCATCAAAGAGGCATATGAACACGTTGGTGAGGGAACGCATGCTGAACCTGTCATGGTTGCGGAAAACTTGGTGTATCCGCAGAAAAATGGTTGGGGTTGTGGCGTTTGGGCGATGAGACACTGTTTCATGAAGTGGGGGTACAACGTTGATCCGTACGAGCTAGCTAAGACGGCTCACGTTGGACAGTCAGGTACGACCGATCGTAAGTTTGAATTGGCGGCGATGATCATGGGAAGCAAGTACACGATGCACGATCAAGTGACTGCAAAGCGTGCTAAACAAACGATAGATTCGTTGTTGATGCGTGGTCAACCGTTGGTTTTATACGTTGCTAATCACAAGCACGTGATTGCGTGTTTGCATCACACGAGAAAAGGTTACCTAATCTTTGACTCTGGAGCTATGTTGAATCAACCCGTCATTCAGGTACACGGTTGGAAGTGGTTGATGAATGAAATGAAGTTCAAAGATCTCAACAACCAACGATTCTTTTGCATTGGTAGCGTGAGCAAGCCACGGTGAAAATTGTGCGTTTGGCCTGTACAAACATCAATGCCGTTACTATCTTAAAAAGCAGCAACATGAACGTATTCCTCTGAACGTAAAGCGTATGAAGCGCGTGGGCCGCCCGTACATAGATCGCTCAATCAACGATCTTGTAGTGTTACGGGCGAAGGTAATTGGATTCCAGAAGGCTGGCATTACAATATCACGTCAGATTACAAAATCACATGGTTCTCAAAAGAATGCATTGTGGAACGAAAAGAGACTGCTGGGATACGAATCACGGCATCATCTAATCGCGTACGGATTGCTTCGTGGTTTGAAGTATGAATCCATTGAAATTCCGCACAAGCACAATCCAGCAAATCCTTACATGATCACGCAAATTATGAACGATCATGCTAAAACGTATTCTGGTCACGTTGATCCCAGGCGTCGTGAATCGTTCACCCTTGACGATGTGAAGGGATTGGTCAACAGGTGCGTCACCAACGCGCCAGAATCAATCGATTCAACACAGGTGACACCGTGACAACGATCGTTGAAGGCGATAAACTTTACATCATAACTCGTCGTGACATGTCGCCGGGATACCAAGCAGTGCAATCATGCCATGCACTGCGTCAATTTGTTGCCGAGCACTCCGAAATCGACAAGGTATGGTACGAAGTTTCTAGCTACATTGCTCTTCTAGCGGCTCACGATGAGGACGAGTTGATGGATCTGGTCGCTCGTGCAAACGACATGGGTTTACAGGTGTCGACGTACCGCGAACCTGACGTGGGTGATCGTGTCACGGCGATTGCCATCGGACCACATTCAGAAGCATCGAAGCTTTGCAGAGGATTTCCGCTAGCATTGAAGGAGTGCAAGGTGTGATGATTGTGACATATACTGTCTTCGATGGAAAAGCTCTCCTCTAAGAAGATTCTTGCGATCATTCAGCCTTCGTTGACAACGAAAGAAGTTGTTGATGATATGGTCAATCAATACGATATAGAATGTGCATCGATTGAAGAAATTAACGTAATAAGACGTGATTGGTGTAATGTCACAAAATGGAAACGCATGAATAAATCACGTCTTAAAGAAGAGGCTGAATCGTACGTGAATTGTGACAAACGATTGGATGCCGCCACTAATACGTACATTATATCTGAAAAACCCGTGTGGAGATTCGATCAACACGGTGACCACGATCAAGTCGTGCTTGAACGCGTGTATAACAACGCTGAAGGTCCCAAATGCTGGCTTCGTGTGTTCGTACCTGATAACGATGACCTCGCCGATAATTGGCGACTTGAGGTCGTCACAACGCCTGATGACACAGAAATCGTTGGTTGGGAAACAATCGTTGATTGATGTAATGTACGAGCGAGTGAATGCAACAAGGAGCGAAATCGATGAAGGTGTTCAATAAATTTTTGTGTTATATAATTTCAGGATCGATTGTTTTTACGATCATAATGATGCTATCATCAATATTGATTTGTATGATATTGTCAATAATTGGCTATAATAAAATTAAAACCATAATTGATTCAACACTTTATGTCGCGTCTATAGCAATGTGTCAAGTATTAATTTCATTGTTGTTGTTGATTTTAGTCAATTCGAGTTATACAATTATCACTTATATAATAAAAGTTATTCACGGTGGTGACTCATCTTTCATAAATCACGCTGATTCAATGTTGAGTTGATCAAACAATGATTAGAAGGTTAAGATTGCTTTGCATTCACATCGCTGCGTATGCAATGTGTACGACTGTCGTAGCGTTTTTTTTGACCATTGGATCGGCGTTAGCGGTATTCATTAGCAATGCGTTTAACCTACACGTTGCACCGATTTGGTCATCGTTGGCATTGTCAACGGCAATGTGTCTTGTAGTTTCTGTCTTGTCTGCATTAGGATGGTTCATCTTGGAACTAGAGTTTTGGAAGGAATAAAACATGAATTTATTGAAATGGGAAACGGCTGCAATGATAGCAGCATACATTTCTTGTATTGTATGCACAATCGTTGTGCTATGCTGGAGCGTGTTACACTATGTTTTTCATGTTGACGTAAACCTTAATCTTCAATTCTTTTCAGTGCAATTTGGTGTTTCAATCATTGTTTGGATGGCATTTTTGATTATCAATCGTTTAAGATGGTCAAAATGAACTATTTTTGGTTCATGGTGATCGTGATGTGCATTCCTGCTTTGGTGGGTTCAGCTTTCATTACCATTGATTGGTATTTTGATCATCTCAAACGTAAAGAAAAACTTTATTATCAAAAACTTGATTATCTTGATCGCATTGACATTATTCTTTCGAAAAAGAAGGGTGTGTAACCTGAAGCAAACGTGTGGGTCATAGTCATGACGTTTCGTCTCACAGAACGTGAGTGTCAAGCACCGGCGAAGAAGTAACGAAGTAACGAAGTAACAAGAACTGATCGGTCACAACGATTCGATCAGTTCTTGTTTAAGACGTTTTGCCCCTGTAGCTCAGCGGTCGAGCGGCCGTATTTCAACCCGGCGTCGCACGTGGGTTCGAATCCCTCCGGGGGCGCTCTTTAATTCGTTTTGTTGCGAAGGTACATCTTGGCGATGTCTCTTGCCGTCAGCACGAGCACCTCAGTGGGTTCGATGGTTGAGATGAATCGTTTGACATCGCTGTGATCAACCTTGACGTTTGTACCGAACGTCCTGATCAGTTTAACGACCTGATCAGTTTTCGTGTCTGTGGGTGATCGAGATTTCAGCGCCTGATGATCTGCATGTTTGATGGCTCGGGAGCTAGCAGGAACGTGTTGCGTGTTGGCGAGTAGCGTATCATAGTAACCCTCTCTGATCAACGTTCGTAACGTTCCTAGCTTCATCCTCATCGTAACGTAAGTACCACGTTTCATTGAATTGAAACGATCGTGGTTGTACTGTTGAAGGATGCCACAGCACGATCTGACATTGGCCGAACAGGAAGAACTTCAATCGAAGTACGAAAAGCTTCCGACTGGAAAACCACACATTTCTTACAGCGAAGCGCGGTGTTGGGCCGAATGTAGTTACCGTCATAAGCTCGAACACGTGCTAAAGCTAGGTACGCAGCTACCAAGCGTTCACATGGACTTTGGAACAGCGTGTCACGCCGCGATTGAATGCTTTTTGAACGGCAAAATGATGAACGTGCGCATCTTCATGAACAAGCTCAAGGAGCTGTGGGAGGAGCATGAAAAGGTGTTACCAGATCAGTACACCGTAGAATCATTCAAGGAATTCGGTAAACAAGGTCTAGAGATTCTAAAGGAATTTCCCGCGTGGATCGATACCACGTTTCCAGGTTGGGAACTCATAGACGCTGAACATTACCTCTACGAACCCATAGAGGGTCACCCGCACGCGTTCAAGGGGTTCATAGACATCGTCATCCGTGTCCCTGGACAGAATGGAAAGAGCACGGTGTGGGTGCTCGACAGCAAGACGTGTGGATGGGGTTGGGACATCAAAAAGAAGTCTGATCCTCTCGTTCGAATGCAAACGATATTATACAGGAGCTTTTGGACGACGAAAACGAACACAAATCCAAAGGATGTGAAGTGCGGTTTCGTGCTGCTCAAACGAACGGCAAAGAAAGGTAGTCACATTGAATTGTTTCAAGCGTCAGTCGGCGACGTCACGACGAAGCGATCGTTGAAGGTCGTTGCCGACATGGTCACTAGCGTCAAGCGTGGAATTGCAATCAAGAACAAGGAATCGTGCAAGTTTTGTCAATTCAAGGAGACAGAGTGGTGCCCGTGATGTTAGAATGTAGGTGTGAAGACAAAGAACGGTGAATTGCATGGTTGATAAAATCAAGGTTTTGATGTTGAGCGATCACCCGCTCAGCACGTCAGGAGTTGGTATACAGGCCAGGTTATTGGTTATGGGATTGATCAACACCGGTCGTTATTCATTTAAGTGCTTTGGCGGTGCTCTTAAACACGATAGTATGTCGACCGTTAAGGTCAACGACGATTTCATCATCAAACCAACGAATGGGTTCGGCGATAAAAACCTCCTACGAATGACTTTGGCCGTCGAAAGACCCGACGTTTTGTTGTTTTTTACTGATCCGAGGTTTTTCATATTTGCATGGGAAATTGAGGAAGAAATACATCAAATCTGTCCTATTGCATATAACCATCTTTGGGACAACTTTCCGTTTCCTGAATTTAACCGCGTTTTGTACGAATCCACCGATTTAATAAACTGCATCAATTATCCCACGTATGAGATGGTTTACCAACGTTTTCCAGACCGCACGAACTACATTCCTCATGCTGTGCCTAACGATCTTTACTTTCCTTTGTCTGATGACGAGCGAATGCGTTTGAAAACCGAAATCATCGGTAAAGAACGAGCTGATCACTTCATCGCGCTCTACGTGGGTCGTAATGCTATTCGCAAGATGCCAAACGATATCATCATCTCGTTCAAGATGTTTCTAGATGAGCTTGAAAAGAATCACGGTCATCGCAAAGCAACGCTTGTGTTACACACAGATCCATTGGATCCTGAAGGACCGAACCTTCATCACATCATTGATATGTTACACGTGAAGAACAACATCGTGTTCTCAAAAGACAGGATCGAGTTTGGTCAGATGAACGCGCTTTACAATGTCAGCGATGTGTTGATAAACATGAGCAAAGCAGAGGGTTTCGGTCTTCCCGTTCTAGAGATGAAGATGACGGAACGTCTTGTCATTGCAATCAAGACCGGTGGATTGACGCGGCAGGTCGAGGATCACGAGACAGGAACGCAGTTCGGTGTCGCGATGGATCCTGATGTCAAGATGATGGTCGGAACTCAGATGGTTCCATACATCTATGAAGATGCAGTTGCACATGAAACAGTTCGAGATGCATTTACGAAGGTGTATGAGATGGGGTCTGAGGAACGGAAACGCTTAGGTAAGCTAGCAAGAGAACATGCGTTGAAGAACTACAACATCGATAAACTGATCGTCGATTGGGATACGTCGTTGACGAAGCTCGTCGCTGATTGGCGAGAAAAGAAGCTACCGTGCAACAAACGGTGGGAATGCAAGGAGATATGATGAAAACCGTTCTGTTACGATCCCCCGTTCTAACGCAATCAGGATATGGACAGCACGCTCGACAAATAGCACGTTACCTTTTATCAAAACAGAACATCAACGTTAAATTTAGCGTTCTTCCGTGGGGAGACACACCATGGTGCATTGATTCAACTTCACATGGTGGGTTGATCGATAAAATCATGCGTAATTCAGTTGGTCCTGATTTTAAGGCAGACGTTGCAATTCAATTACAGTTGCCAAATGAATTCAACGTATTTCTTGCTAACGTAAACGTTGGAGTCACCGCAAGCGTAGAAACTGATCGTTGCAATCCAGAATGGATACCTGCGTGTAATTTATTGACGCGTTTGATCATGCCATCAAACCATGCGAAGGCCAGCCTCACCAACTCCGGTGAGCTAACCGTTCCTACCGTAGTTATACCAGAAGCATACTCCGATGCGGTTGCGAAGGAAAATCTGTACCAACCGTTCGAGTTCTCCACACCGTTCAACTTTCTAGTGTTCGGTCAAATCACCGGTCAAGATGCTGATACAGATCGAAAGAACCTGTTCTACACGATCAAATGGTTGACAGAACTGTTTAAAGATGATCCAAACGTTGGTATTATCGTGAAAACGAACGTTGGTAGAAACAGCAGGATCGATCGATCGCTAACGACGAACCTATTGACATCAGTGATCAACGAGGTTCGTTCAGGAAATGGTCCGAAGGTTCACCTGTTACACGGCGATATGACGGATGATGAAGTCGCAGCATTGTACAGGCATCCCTCCGTTAGGGCTCTCGTCGCTTTGACTCGAGGCGAAGGTTTCGGTCTTCCCACGCTAGAAGCGGCCGCCAGCGGGCTTCCTGTCATCACGACTGGATGGTCTGGTCACCTTGACTTCCTCAAGGCAGGCAAGTTCGTGTCCGTTGCATACACGTTGAATGAGGTAAACAAAAAGAGAATCGACGGAAGCATCTTCGTTGCAGGCGCTCGATGGGCTGATGTTGTTGAGGAGGATGCAAAGCGAAGGATCATGAAGTTCAGAACATCACCGGATGTTCCGATGGAATGGGCAAGGGATCTTCAGAAGAAATTGCTCGTGAGTCACAGCCAAGAAGCGATCAATTCTATCTATGAAAAAGAGATAGGCGATCTGCTGTGATTATCATTACGTTGTTCATTTTGTCAATGTTGTTCTTATCGGGTTGGTTGAACGTTACAACGATCAAGAAGAACCTAGAACTCAACGATCAACGTGAAGCACTCGTCGATAAAATTGAGGAATCGCTTGATATGTTGGATACGTGCTACGGTCGAATGGCTCATCATTCCGAGCTTCCTCTGTTCAGCGACGAACCGATCGTTCAGGACGTTGTGCGAGACCTCAAAATGGTAAAGAACGCCATTTTATCGATCGCCAGCCTAATCGTCACGTATGGAACAAACAAGGATGACGTTAGCACTGATGAGTGATAAAACATTTCACACGTACGTTGATTGGACGATGGAGGAAACACCTCGTCCGTTTTACGTCGGTAAGGGAAATGAAAATCGAATCAATTGTTTAAAACGTAACATTCATCATACTCGTGTTTCTAATAAACATGGCATTGATCGACGAATCGTGTTAATTACGACTGATGAACAATTGGCATTCAACGAAGAGATTAAGTTGATTGCCGAACATCATACGTTCATTGATGATCATTTTTACAACGGCATTGGTTGCAATTACACGATTGGAGGCGAAGGTCACACGCCATCAAATGAAATGCGCAAAGCGTATTCCGACAGGATGATTGTATTCTGGAACAATCCAGAATTTAAAGCTCGCGCATGTGAAAAGATGAAGGGACACAATCGTCCGCATTCACAGGAATGGAAGTATCAACACAGCGAACGCATGAGTGGCACAGGCAATCCTAACTTTGGAAAGAAATTTTCAAAAGAAACGTGTGCAAAATTGAGTGCATGGCAAAAAGGCAAGCAAAAGGCATCACGTGGAAAGAAGATGAAACCTGATGCGATGGCTGCGAACTATAAACAGATCACGGTGATCGATTCTATTGAAGGCAGAAGAACGTTCGTATCTCGTAAAGAAGCTGCACAAGTTATTGCTAATGAGTTAGGATTGTCTAGCAATACGATCAAATGTTGGTTTGTTGCACGAAAAATTTCTTGTCACGGTTTAACTTTTGAATACACCGACGTAGAGAACAAATGAAACGTAAGAAAGACATCACGCCTGTTTCAGGATCTCCCAAGATGCCGCTCGAGAAAGCAAAGGAGCCGAAACCCGTTCTAACTCCTGAGGAGCGCGAGAAGGCGAAACAGGATAGGATGTATTTCAATGCGAACACGCAAGCGGCGATAGTAGCGTTCCAAATCGCTGATAAGGCAGGCGATAGGAAGGAAAGAGATAGATTGTACGTCACGGGCATCCTTCCAGCGTTCGAGAAACTCGTTGAGAATCTGATTAACATTCATAAGTTTTCCAGCATGTATGATAGTTACGATGATCTTAAAAATGATTGTGTTAATTTCTTATATGAAACATTACATAAATTTGATCCTACTCGAGGAACTAATGCGTTTTCATACTACAATGTGTGTTGTAAGAATTTCCTTATAATTCGCACGAAGCAAAAATCGCAGCGAATTAAAAGATCTGTGTCTCTTGATGATGTTGATTCTCTTTCACAGAACGAACTACACATCATTGAGGATCACAACACGATTCCAGGTCAGGATACGGTGTTAGATCGCGAGGACGATGTTCGTGAGGTCATCAATGTTTTACACGAGATTCGTAACCAGGTCAAAACGCCCAATGAACTCACGTGCATCAATAGCATCATCACCATTTTTGAGAACATTGACGATCTTGATCTATTAAACAAGAGTGCCATCTTGCTCTACCTGCGAGAACTATCAGGATTGAGCCCAAAACAACTCACCACTACGTTACAAACGATCAAACGATCATATAGAACGTTCAAGATCGATCCTGAGCTGTTTTTCTCCGGTGCGGAGTAGGTAACTCCATGATGGACGAACACGACGTTATCGATCACCTCGAAGGAATAGTCGGTGCTGCAAGCGATAGCTACGATTCTCGCGTTGCGAATTTTAGTGGATTGCTCAAAGACATTGAATCGTTAGATGACAAGAAACGACAGCTTTGGAAGGAAATATACGAAAACGCTATCATAGACAGGCAGAACGCCTACGTCATGTTTGCAAAGCTCGTTCGAATCACGAAGGATCTTAGCACCGAACACGCAGTACACGCTCGATCCATGACATCGTACATCGAACGCATGTCTCGAGCCAACGAACAGTTGATTAAGCTCGCTGAATTAATTGCTCAAGCAGAACGTGCAAGCAATGAAATTGATACTGATTCATTGTTTGATCAAATTGGTAAATCGAAGTTTTGATTTGGTGATCAATCGTGTCAGGTAGTCCATTCGATCAACACGATATGCACAAGCACGTAGCTGAGGGACGTGCAGATCAGGTCCTTGATCGACGTTCAAAGTATGGAATACACGATTCACCCGTTCCAACGTTTTTGAGGTTCGTCGTTCTCGATGTGATCAGCGATCCTCAAATCATTGACAGCGTTAAACTGTCTCATTGGGAACACGATTTGGGCGTTTGCAACACAAAGTACGCTTCGATCGCTCCACCAAACAGCATCATCGCCCGTAGAGCGATGGGACAGGATTCAACGGCAAGCGAAAAGGTGATGGTGCTGTACCCATTCTTTCCACCACACCTAGGTTTTCCAGCAAAACCTGGCGAGCACGTTTGGGTGATGTTTGAACATCCTGATGCTAAGGTCAATGAATTAGGTTATTGGTTCTGCAGGATAGTTCAACCATCGTTCGTTGAGGATGTTAACTACACGCATGCTGATCGACAGTTTGATGCTTCGTTCCTGCCTGGTTTGAGCGATCTGTTCAATGGCACGGCCGATCCGAAGTACGAATTTCATAACGGTGCTGTTGACACTGATTCTGAATCCGGAGAAAGGTTCGTTGCAGGAACTACAAATTCGTTGCCTGGCGATGATAAATCATACACAGATTTATTAACAAATTCAGATGCAGCAAAGATTGAACAGTTTGAATCCATCCCAAGGTTCAGAAAAAGACCTTCAGACATTGCCTTTGAGGGAAGCAACAACACGTTGTTTGTTATGGGAACCGATAGAACGGGCCCGCTAACGAATTATACGACCGATCAAACGTTGGGTCAGGTACCGCAACTCGTTCAGGAGGATATGTTGCCTCCCGGCGCTGGAATGATTGATTTCGTCGTTGGAAGAGGTCAGACAGATTCAACAGGAGGTACACCCGTCACCAACTCGCTTGGAAACAAGGAGATTGGCAAGTCAAAGGGCGACACCGTACCAAAAGAAGGAGACCCTGATCTCATCAATGATCGTTCAAGAATATTAATTTCGCAGAAGACAAAATCTGATACTAACTTCAATATCACAAACGTTGTTTCAGCACATACGTCAACGTCACCCGTTACTGATGGAAGCGGCGGGGGCGCGATTGTCATCAAAACTGACAAGGTTCGCATCATTGCAAGACAAGACGTTGTAATAATGGTTTCAGGTCCAGCAGGAACAGATTCTAACGGCAATGCTAAAGATCCGAGCGCTAACATAGATCCATCACAGTGTGCATCAATCACGCTTAGAACGAATGGAGACATCATCTTTACTCCCAGTTCATCGGGCATCGTTAAGTTGGGCGGTGATGACGCAGACAAGGCATTGTTGGCCGCGGATATAAGCCTTGTGGCAACAAACAACAATGGCACGGTCAGCGCAACACCTATTATGAGCACGATGGGTGGCTTTGTAGGCGCTGGTGGTGCACAAGGAGTTTACTGCACGAAGGTGATGGCACGTTGAAAGCAACCTAATGCCATTCGGTACAGATATGTCACTTGGTCCCAAGGGCGCTGGAATGCTTGATTCGTCAGGTAACCTCACACCTGCATGCAGGTTAAAGTTCGCAGCTGATTGTTTGGCAATCGTTGGCAACGGTAATGCAAACGGCACCGGTTTGACGGCTACTGGTTTCCTACCCATTCCTGTGTATCCCATTCCTGGGCCCACGGTGATCTTGAACCCACTCGAGAACCCGCAGGGTGAAAGCCTTCTATGGTTCAATCCTGAACCATTGGCGCCTCTCTTGGTGCCCATGTTGTCAGATCCCTCGAAGCAGTTTCAAACGTTGATCGTTGATGGATTGTTCGCACCGCTCGTGTCGATGTTGAACATGGCCGGAAATACGCCGTTGTTTCCAATCTTTGATCCAACGAGCATCATTGATCTGAGCAAGTTCCCAAATCTAGCACTGCCAGACATTCCTAAAATACTCGCTGAATTGACGGTTCAATTCGCTCTCATGGCAGTTCAAACAACGTTGCCCGCCGCAAAAATCAGCCTCGCGCAGAACTTTGGAATCAGCGATTTGAACATCGCTGCGTTGTTATCGTTGCTTGTTCCGCCCGTTCCTCCGTCGATTCCCATTCCGCCGATTCCTACGATTCCCGTGCCAAAGATTCCCATTCCTCTGGCGGGAATTTCAGTGCCCAATTTTCCAGACCTCGCACTTGGTTTCTTTAAGATGCCATTGACGTTGTTCCCGCAGCTCATTCTCAAGGTCACTAGCCCATCAATAAGCCCACCTGACCTATTCAAGGAGATCATAGGATTGATTGCTGAATTGTTGATGGATGTTCTCAAGGCACTTGGATTGCTCGTTGGTGTTCCGAAGTTGCTTTTATCTGTTCTCATGGTCATCGTCAAGGACCTATGTGTGATGCTTCTATGCGATGTTGTATCTCAAGTTCTTGGAACAGGTGCATTGGTAAAAATTGTTGCAACGTTGGGTGGTGTGGTGTAATTTACGCTTGTCCTATTTAACGCTGGTCTAACACATGCTGATTTTTACGCAGAATCTTCAACCTCATGCGTCACCTCCTACGCCACCTCCCGTTGTCGTTCCACCAACACCAACCTTAACGATTAACGATTATGCATCAAAACGAACAACGTACAGTTTCAAGTCATCCGGCACGACGCAGGCAGCGACTAAGGCAAATGCGTTAGCGACAACGCCGATTGCGATCGGAATAATCACGCCGTTACAATTGGGCACGAGTGACCTGCTTGCCACCACGACAGACCTTGGAACTGCGATGGCCGATAACCTTCGAAACCTCGTGCAGACGAACTGGGGCGAACGCCTGGGTCTCTACGCCTATGGTGCAAACCTCAAACCATTGTTGTCGGACATCGTTTCGCAGGATGACTTCGATTCACAAGCGATCATTCGAATCAAGAACGCCGTGCAACGTTGGATGTCATACGTTGACCTTGAGGATTTCACGTCGACCATAGATCATACGGGAAAGCTCACGAGTGGCATTGCACAGGTCAGCATTGTCATCACGTACAACATTCCCAGCCTCAACGTCAAACAGAAGAAACTCAAAGTAACGCTATACGCTATCTGATGCATTGTTGGCACCGATCGTTACGTAATCATACTTAGAACGTAGGAAATGCATGACACTTCAACGTGATGACCTAAAGAACGTAAGGCAAAGGAAATATCTTGCAAAAGATTTTCCTGCCCTACGAACGATGTTATTGGAGTACGCTCGTCAATATTATCCAAACAACTTAAAGGATTTTTCAGAGTCTTCTTTGGGTGGATTGTTGATCGACCTTGCCGCATTCATTGGTGATAATTCTTCGTTCTATTTAGATCATCAATTTGGTGAATTAGATGTAACAACTGCAGTTGAACCAATAAACATTCAACACATTTTGAATGCAGCCGGTGTTTCCATCGTTGGTGCCGCGCCTTCGCTAGTTTTAGTTACATTTTACGTAGAAGTTCCAGCTGCAAATGTCAACAACCAAATAGGGTTTGATCAAACCGCGATTCCAATCATCAAAGCGAACTCTAGCTTCTTAGCAAACAACGGCACGGTGTTTAACCTCATCAATGACGTTGACTTCACATCGTTGACAAGCTCCGGTACGTTTTCAGCCAGCGTTAAAATCAATCAAAAGAACGCCAACGGCATACCTCTTACATACATCATGTCGCTGTCGGGATTGTGCATCTCTGGCCAAGAAACAACGGAAAACATCGTTGTTGGTCAAAACTTCGTTCCGTTCAACAAGATCGTTCTACAGAACGCAAACGTATCTCAAATTGTATCAGTCAGTGATCTGTTAGGTAACATTTACTATCAAGTTTCAGCGTTATCGGACGACGTCGTTTACCAGAACGTTCTCAATACCTCATCCGACAATGACATCGTACCCAACACGATCAAAATCATTCCAGCGCCCTATAGATACATTGCGAACACAGATCTTGTTTCTAGACGAACAACGTTGACGTTCGGCGGAGGGAACGCAGATTCGTTTGATGATGATATCATTCCTGATCCCTCAAGCTTTGCAATATCGTTACCATACACGACAACGTTTTCTCGTGTATCAGTCAATCCTCAGCAATTACTGCAAACGTCAACGCTTGGCGTTGCATCAGCTAACACAACGTATGCGATCACGTATCGTTATGGTGGTGGATTGAGTCATAACGTTGATCCTGGTTCTATACAAAGCATCAAACACATCAACGTTGTCTTTCCAAATAATCCTACGCCCGCCGTTGCAGCTAACGTTAGATCTAGCCTACAATTGACGAACGTGGGACGCGCAGCAGGTGGAGATGATGCTCCTACGTCTGATGAACTCAAGTACCTCGTGCCTGCCGTCAAGAACAGTCAAGAAAGAATCGTCACTCGTGAGGACCTCTTAGCACGAGTTTACACGATTCCGTCGAATTTCGGTCGAGTGTTTAGGGCAGCCTGTAGATCTAATCCACACAATCCATTAGCAACTCAGTTATTCATAGTTTCACGTAATGCTCAAGGTCAATTGATCACATCGCCTGATACGTTGAAGCAGAACCTCGTAAAATACTTGAATCCCTACAGGATGATCAGCGATGCAATAGACGTGTTAGACGCAAGGATAGTTGATTTTACGTTTGATTTTGATATTTTAATTGATCCATCGTTGAATAGAACGATCGTTATTCAAAACGTTCTAACGAAGCTACAATCGACGTTTGCAATCACTAACTTTCAGATAGATCAACCAATAGTCATCGATGTCATTAGAAACGTGATTTTTAACATCGCTG